GCGACCTCGAAAAAGAAGAACTGAATGATCCCGGTACATATCGAATTGCAAGAAAGGGTCATTATTATCTGGATTTTGAATAAAACAAGAGACATGAAAACAGAACCTACGGAAGCCTACGAGGCTATTGAATATTACGAAGCGAATAATATTAACATCGATGCATTCAGGGCTAAAAAATTATGCGATGTGGCGTTTTACGAAGGTCAATCCTCCCCGAAAATAAAGCAGTTGGAGTGGAAAAGGGATTGCGGTGGCATTTGGTTTACAAAGAGTGTATCATTTGAATTTGGAGCAATGATACAAGAAACAAAAAAAGGAACGTTTAGGTTATCTTACAATTGGGATACTTATTTTACACCTTATGATTCTCTCGATGAAGCCAAAGCAGCAGCGCAGGCTGATTTTGAGAAAAGAGTGATGGAGTGTTTGGATTTGTAAAACTAAAGTTATGAGAGAGATAGAATTTAAAGCAAAGAGGGTTGATGGCGGTGGGTGGGTATGTGGATATTATTGTGAATTTGCAGGGAGGAAATACATTATACCCGACTATTCACAGTTTAGGGATATTCACGATGCAGATTTGGATAACTCTTTTACGGAGATAATCCCAGAAACGGTATGTCAATGGACTGGATTATTTGACAAGAACAAAACGAAGCTGTGCGATGGAGACAAGTTTCAGTATAGAAAACATGATGGGTATTTCCTTGATGATTTTGTCGGTGTTGTAAAATTTAAAGATGGATCTTTTGGATTCACGGTTATAGGGGAAGCATCAACCGGTTATTTTGCACCGTTTTCAAAGATTGATGAATTGCAAGAGGACTTTCTCGATCACATTGAAATAATCGGCAACATCCATGACAAGGCACACCAAAAACAAGCCCTCATAGACATGATGCGAGGTGATGAAGAACTGGGACTGTATGATGATTAAGTGGACGTTCTGGGATGTGGTTCTCACGATCCTATCCCCGATATGGCTTCCGTTTAGTTTAGGAGTATTGATTTATAAAGCATTGAAATATGACAAGAGAAGGAAATGAGTTATGGAAAGATATACTCGAATATGAAGGGTTATATCAGGTTAGTTCACAGGGGAGGGTTAGAAGTGTGAGCAGGTGGAATGTTGATAGATTGGGGAGAAAAAGGTTTTTAAGAGGAAAAGTTTTATCTCCGAGCAGGATGCACAATGGTTATTTCGCATTGGTTTTTAAGAAAAACGGAAAATCTGCGCTTAAACTTGTTCACAGGCTCGTTGCAGAGGCATTTATAGACAACCCAATAGATAAGCCGCAAGTCAATCATATAAATGAGATTAAATCAGACAACAGGGTAGAAAATTTGAACTGGGTGACCGGTAAGGAGAACGTAAATTACGGGACTTGTATTAAGAGAAGAGCAAAGAAAAAAAATAAACCCATCCTACAGTATGCCCTGAATGGGAGATTTGTTAAAAGATGGGATAGCGCAAGATGCGCTGAAAGCCATCTAAAAATATGGAATCAGGACATTTCAAAATGTTGCAATGGTAAACGAAAATCTGCGGGAGGCTTCAATTGGCGTTTTGAAAAGGGAATATTAAAATAAAACAACGTGACAATCAAACAAGCAATTAGAATCCTCATACGCACCAACAAATGGCGCAGGGGAGCGGAGATTGAGATGATAGACCCAAAGGAGTTTGGCGAGGCGATAGACGTTGCAATCGCTGTAATGGGGGAAATGCTCATAAAAGAGCCGAGGCTGAAGAAGCACCACATAAAACCGAAGAGGAATGAATGACAATGACTGCGGATGTGCCGCATCCATCGCAATCATCCTGCTGTTATGTGGGGTTGGATTGCTGATATGGATATGGATTGAGATAACGGGGTTTAAACTATAACGATATATACATTATGACTGAATTGGAAATTTTAGACAAAAAAACAGAGGATTATCTAAGGGACGGAATAAACTGGGATGCTCATAAAAATGAAGCAATTATAGCGGCTAATAAAAGTGATTTAGCTCGTGGAGATATAGAACAATTAGCATCAGATAGTTTTCAGGAAGGATGGTTTGCGGCTAAATCTTATTTTGAAAGTAAGAAGTAGTATTGCACTCAACAAAATATATACGCAAAAACAAAAAACAAGAGATATGATGAAAGTTGAGCAGATAAGAACAGCAGATGATGTGGAGCGATACATCGATGGATGCCTGAATGACTTCGAGGCAGGGGTCAGCACGAAAGACGAAACGTTGGTACATCTGGCCGAGCTGGTGGCGCACGTCTATGTGAAAGCAAAGCAAATCGGGGAAAAATAAGAATTAGAGAACTATAACAACAAACGAAATGAAAGAATTAACAGAACAAGAAAAATGGTATCTAAAAGGTTATGCAGATGCACTACAACGGACAATGTATGAATTGACAGGCGACAATACGTGCAATAAAAGCTACGACCCTATCTCATTCGGTGATGGTTACATAGCATCATACGCTTTCGACCTTAAGAATGGAGGTAGAAGGCACGAGTTGAGCGAGTTTGCCAATAGGGAGGAGATAGAGACGTTAATGCTTAATCAGGCGTGCGAGTGGATAAGGGGCGAGTTTGAACACTATATCGATATGATCAAGAGTAATAAACAATAAACAAAAACAAGATGAAAACAAAACTGCTCAAAAAGTTGAGACGTAAGGTTAAATCTGAAAAGTGTATCTGGATTTGGGTGAGCCCGATAGATAGAAGGAATGAAATATTAGAGGAGGTATATAAAATTAGAAAGAAGAAAGTTGAATCTAAACAGAAGAAGAAATGAAACTGATACAAAGAATAATCGTGTCACCGCTCATGCTGTTATTGCTGCTCATGTACAACATATTTCTTGCAGTCGAGAGGTGGGTGTCGTATCTAAGATATGGCGGTGAGGTGATAACCTATGACAAGGGCAGCAGGAAGATGATACAGGATGTTTACGAATTGGTGCTAACACAAATAGCGAAGAAATGAAAACGAAGAAAGTAAAGAAGATTATCGGGTGGGCTATACTGGCGGCCATAAGTGTCGGCATATTGTCTGTACCTATTATTGAGATGGGATGGAGAGATGGGCTGATTACATTGGCTTTTATCTTCGCATTATCTGGAATAATATATTGGGCTATGGATGCTATAACAGGAGAATGATATGATACACAAAGACAAACAGGACAAGTGGTTTCACGACGATAGCGTGACCACAACGAGAACTGGGGGAATGCCGATATATGACAACCTGCCACCTCCACCCGATAAGCCACAAACGATAGGCGATCACTTGCGGTGGATAGACGAACACGTCGAGCCGCTGATTAAAGACGAATCAATCCTCTCCGAAGCGGAGCGCATCGTGAACGGTGACAGACAGGCGGATTATTCAGACCCGGTGGCAAACTTCAAGCACATATCAGCGATTGCATCAGCAATCAGAAAGAAGGGCTTATCACCAACAGACTGCGCCATTGTGATGATTGCTGTTAAGCTTGCAAGGGAAGACTACAAGCACAAGCGGGATAACCTTGTCGATTTGGCAGGGTATGTGGAAATACTGAATAGAATCAAAGAGGATGAGGTGGAAGTATAAAGACGGGGAGATGATTTGGGAGACGCCATTGTGTACATATAAGGTATATCCGACGAAGCGTGATGGTGAGATACTATACGTTTTAGAATACTCTGATAAAGAGCAGGAATTGTTCTATAATAGAGCAGATGCCAAAGGTTCTGCGGAAGCCGACTACGAAAATAGGGTTTGGAACATAAAACTTTTATAATGGATAAGCTCGACAAGGTTTTTTCAGAGTATATCAGGCTAAGAGACGCAGACGAGAACGGATATGTGAGATGCTACTGCTGTGGGAATCCTATACATTGGACTTCAGCTCATGCGATGCACTACATAAATAGGTGGCATCTCGGTACAAGGTTTGACGAGAGGAACGTTCACGCAGGGTGTGTTGTCTGTAACTGTTATAACTCAGGAAATATTGAAGCATATGAGAAACACTTAATACACGAA